TCTTTATGCGTCTACTACTACAGCATTATCTAAATTAGCTGACGTTGCTACTGGTAATGCACTTATTTCAGGTGGTGTTGGTGTAGCTCCTTCTTATGGTAAAATTGGATTGACTACTCATGTATCAGGTATTCTTCCAATTGCTAATGGTGGTACTGGTTCTGGTACACAGAACTTTGTAGATTTATCCACTACCCAAACAATTGGAGGGGATAAAACTTTTTCAAACAACGTAATATTAAATGGTACTGCATCTTTAGATTCACACGCTGTTAATTTAGGTGTATTGAAAACTTATATTACAGGGATGGATGGTAAACAATCTGTTCGTGTAGCAACAACCGCTAATGGAACTTTAGCTACTGCCTATGAAAATGGTGATACTATAGACGGAGTTGTATTGGCAACTAATGATAGAATCTTACTTAAAGATCAAACTGCTCAGGCAGAAAATGGTATTTATGTAGTACAAGCTTCTGGTGCACCAGTTCGTGCTACAGATATGGATGCTTGGACTGAAGTTCCTGGTTCATATGTAGCTGTAGAAGAAGGCACCACTAATGCAGATACTGTTTGGCTTTGTACCGCAAATCAAGGTGGTACTTTAGGTACTACTGCAATTGTATGGTCTAAGTGGAAAGCTGCAGGTGCTGGTGTTGACGGATCTGGAAATACAAATAAAGTAGCATACTGGTCTGACACAGACACACTTACTTCTACCACTAACTTCCACTATAATGGAACGCAGTTAGCAGTAGGTACTGCAACACCCGTTACTAGTGCAGTATTTACTACTCAAGGTACGGGTACAGGAAGTGGAACATATGGCTACCAACACAACAACTCTTCTTCAACCTTGGTATTCAGAGTTGCAGATGATGGAACATTGAAAGTAGGTGCTACAGACACTCTAACAATAAATAATACCTCTATTACAACAGGGGCAGCTGTTAACCTAACTATTGCTGGAGGTAGTTCAGTAATCTTACAATCTGGAGGATCTACAAATACAGCTACTAATGCTGTTATGGACGCTTCTAGAAACTTTACTTCTGGCTCAGGTATTAACCTTGGTGTAACTGGTACATTTAACCCTACTAGTGGAACAGGTACTTATATTTTTGCCGATATTAATACAACGATAAATCAAACTGGTGGCGCCAATGGTATTACTCGCGGTTTATATATCCACCCAACTCTTACAGCTGCTGCTGATTTTAGAGCTTTAGAGATTACTGCAAACAGTTCTCATTATGCTCTTTGGTCTACTGCTGGTAAAGTAAGACATGATTTAGGATCTGACGCAACTGGAGATACTTGGTATAGAGGTGCTGGTGGAGAAATGGTTAGACTTCCTGCTGGAGCAACTAGTGGTCATGTTCTAACATCTAATGGTTCTGCTGCTGCTCCTTCTTGGCAAGCTGCTGCTGGTGGAGTAACTGTAACTAGAGCTTATAAAACAGGTGCTACTACAGATACGTTTGACTTAGATTCAGGTACTGCTGTTACAGATATTGACGGAACTAACGTTACATTTACCACTTCTGGTATTTCTGCAGATAAGATCTTCGTAGTTCGTAATGGTGTCACTCTTTCTCAATCTGGTACTGTATCAAGAGATTACACTCTTAATACCGGAACAGGTGTGTTGGTCTTAGCTTATGCTATGACTTCAGATGAGAGTCTAATGGTTTATAAAATAGTTTAAAAAATAAAGGGGGAGTGTAAAAGCTTCCCCTACAATTTATATATGGCACAATCAAAAGTAAAATTAAATCAGTTTATCCAAGATGGTGCAACGGATGGACAAGTAATTGCTTGGGATAATACCCTCAGTCTTTACAAACCAATAACTCTTAGTACATTATATACTGGATCTGGTACTATTCAGGCAGGTACAGTAGCTACTTTTGCAACTGGTACTGCACCAAAGTTTAAGTATCAAAATGGTACAAGCGCAATAGATTTTACATCCAACTTTGCTACTAAAATCGCTAGTGGTGATGGATTATCAATTGGATTTTTCCAAGATAGTAGTATTGCTATTTCAGTAAACGCAAAAGGATTGAGTGTAACTGAAACCTTTAGTGCGTTTAACAATAAGTTATATGTAAATACGACTGGCGGCGCACAGGAAGCTAGTGCAGCTTTGCAGGTGTTATCAACAACTGGATTGTTGTATCCACCTATAATGACAGAAACTCAGCGGGATGCTATAACACCTATAAACGGTGGAGTTCTGTATAATTCTACAGCTGCTAAATTTCAAGGTAGACAAGCTGGTGCTTGGGTAGATCTAGGAGGATCAGGTGGAGGAGGTGGAGCTTTATCAGCAATTACTGCTGCTACTGCATCTAATGCTATTGACAATCTAAACTTTGTTCAAACGTGGGACTGGTCTACATTAACTACAAATACAGGATTACTTTTAGGAGCTAACGGATTAACTACAGGAACAATATTAAGTGTTAGTAGTACAAATGGTTCTCTTGACAGTGCTGCTGGTTTATTATATGTAGCAAATGAAGGTGCTAGCACTAATGGTTATGTAGCTCAATTAAAAGCAAATAGTACTACGGGTACTGGTTTGGTTATAAAAGCTGACAACACCAGTGGTTTTGGTACCGATAGTCCAACCTCAATACTTTCTATTAGTGCACAAAATACAATAGCTGCACCTACATCAGATACAGTACTTCATGTTACGGGAGCAGATTCTTCAACAAATGCTGTTATTCAATTAGATTTACATAATGCTGGAGCAACAGGTCCGGTCTATTTTGGTAGACACGCAAGAGGAACAGCTGCTTCACCAACTGCAACTCAATCAGGAGATGTATTAAGTGACTATGCTGGTGCTGGTTATGGTACTTCAGCATACGGTGCTCTTATTGGCGGTATGGAAATAAAAGCTGCTCAAGCTTTTACTAATACTGCACAAGGAACTAGTTTAACATTATCTACTACATTAAGTGGAACAACCACTAGAACTGATAGGTTAGTTATAGCAAATGATGGTGTTATTACAATTGGTAACTTAAATGGCGGTGGTGTAGCAGGAGCTGTAAATGCAAGTAACACAGGCGTACTTACAAACAGTAAAGTGTTTATTACTTCTGTTGCAGCTCAATCTTTTCTTACTCTTGCTAGTGGTAGTACATTAACTACTGCAGCAAACTTTACAACGGCTGGAGCTAACGCTTTAACACTTACTACCACAGGTGTTACTAACGTAACACTTCCAACTACTGGAACATTATCTGCAATTGCTGGTACAGAGACATTAACAAATAAGCGTATTAACCCTAGAGTAACTTCAGTTGCCTATGCGGCAGCGCCAACTCCAGATGTATCTACAACAGATTTGTATATTATGACTGCTGCTTCTGGGACTGTAACATTTGGTGTACCTGCTGGAACGCCAGTGAATGGGCAGAGACTGACTTATCGTATTAAAGATAATGGTACATTACGTACTTTAGCTTGGAATGCAATTTACAGAGCTATGGGAGTAGGACTTCCAGCAGGTACCGTTGCTTCTAAAATAATGTATATTGGTCTTATTTATGACAGTGATGCAGTTAAATGGGATGTGGTTTCAGTTTCTAATGAACCTTAAACCTTAATTAATTATGGCAATTATAAGATTTGTAAGCGTAGGTACGACAGCGTGGAAATGCCCTGAAGGTGTAACCAGAGTTTGGGTACAAGGTTGGGGTGGAGGAGGAGGTTCAGGTGGTGCTTCTGGCAATGTGTGTAATACAGGAGGTGGTGCTGGAGGAGCTTATTCAGAAAAAGTTGTTGCTGTTACTCCCGGAACTTCCTACAATGTAGTTGTAGGAGGTGGGGGTCCCGCTGGCCTTGCTGCTGCTGGCGCTGGAGGTACAGGCGGTGATTCTAGCTTCGGAGGAGCTGCTACTTTTTTAGCTAAAGGTGGCGGAGGAAGTGTTGGTAATTCTGTTGACTCATCCTCAAGTGCTGGTGCAACAGGCTCAGATGTGGGATGTGTAGGAGATATAACCTATGCTGGAGGTAATGGGGCTGCAGGAAATACTGCTGGAACAGGAGCCGGAGGCGGCGGTGGTGGTGGAGCTGGCGGTAGACTTACAGAGCTAGCTGCTGTTGGAGGTATTGGTAACAATGCTGCTGCTGCAGTAGCCGGAGTTATAAAAAATGACTACGGCGGTGTAGGGGGAGCCGGAGCTTCCGCAGGAGGTAGTGCAGGTATTGCGCCAGCTACATCTGCTACAAATAGTAGGAATTATGGTGGTGGAGCTGGTGGTGCAAAAGCAAACAACGCAACAGATAGAGCTGGAGGTAAAGGCCGACAAGGAGCAATTATACTTCATTATGATAGCGGAGATTTTTTCCAGATGTTTTAATAACATCATCTTTCGCAATTTGGAAATAGTCGGATAATAAAAACAATATTATCTTTGCAACGTACTTAAAACATATATGCATATGCAAAAATTGAAAAAAGAATTAGAATTACCACAAGGACTTGTGGACATGGTTACAGAAAATGTAAACGTAATTAAAACTCTTCAAGCTCAAATTCAAACTGCAAATCAAAAAATTGCAGACATTATTACCGGATTTGCACTTGGTCAAAATGTTGACATTACAAAAGAACCTGTAAAATTTTCAGATGATTTCACTAAGCTTTTAGTTATGGAAGAAGTTCCAGAAGTAGAAGAAGACACTCCCACAAAAACTAAAGTGGGAAAGAAAGTAAAAATGTAACAAATAGCCCATTAGAGTTAAATCTTTAATGGGCTATTTTTATTTTAATCCAAAACTGATATTATAAATCACGCTTCATAAAAAATTACATATGATGAACGAGGCCAGTTGGTATCAAATGATGGGAATTTCTAAATTGGTTCTCAGGAATTTTGTTATCGGTTGTTTTATAATTCTTCTCTCTGTAATTGCACTTTTAACTGTTGAGTTAAGAAGTGTTAATAGAGAAAGAAGAATGGATGACTATAACCACAAACAAGAACTTATTGCCTGTAAAGAAGAAAGCAGCAAAATTGCTGAAACAAAAAACAATGAGTATAAAGCATTGTTTGAAGAGACAATTAGAAATCAATATAAAATACAAGCTGAACAACTAAAAATAAAATCAGCATTATCAAAACATAAAAATGAGTAGATACATCATTTTAACACTTTCAATATTTTTGTTAAGTTTTTTTGTAGAAAGCAGTTCAGGTACATCACAAAATACAATCGCGGATATTAACGAGATTGTATATTATTCTGAATTTGAAATGCAGCTTACATATTTAAATGAATGTACCAAGCTTATGTATGCAGATATATTAAGAATGAGTTTAGATTTACAATTGCACGAAGCAATGGAAGTTAAATCTAACTCTTGGGAAGACATTAAATCATCAATTCATATTAACAATGAACCTGATACTACAAAGAAAAACTGAAATTAACAATACAGTTCTTGGTGAATTAAGTATTGATGGAAAATTCTTTTGCTATACTTTAGAAGATAAAATTAGAGATGTTAAAATTAAACATCAAACTTGTATTCCTGAAGGAGAATACAAAGTAGTTTTAACTTTAAGTCAACGATTTAAAGTTGTACTTCCATTATTGTTAAATGTACCAAATTATGAAGGTATTCGCATTCATGCTGGAAATACTCATTTGGATACATCTGGTTGTTTATTAGTTGGTTCAGCAATCAACAATGATAAATTATTACATTCCAAAACAACACTAGAAATTTTGCTTGGAAAATTAAAATCAGCAATTAAAAAAGGCGAGATTAAAATTAAAATAGTCAACCCAATTAAAGAAGTTGTTGAAATTACAAAACCTGCTACAGTGGATCCAGTTCAAACTATTGTTTCAGTAGTTAACATTAAACCAGCTGTAGTTGAAAAAATTACTAAATCAGATTTACTCACCTTAATAAATAAATTCATTTTATGGCTAACGCAACTTTACAAAAATTAATTGATGTTAATTTCAACTTTGTTTCTAACGAAGTATTACCTTTAATTGAGAAGGAATATCTTCGTGTATCTGCAACAGAAATTGCAGATCGTGTTAAACTTACTATTCTTGCTGCCACAGAAGGTGGAATTAGTAAAGAAAAGCTTGTTGAGATTTGGAGTAATCTACCATCAGATCCACAAATTGTTAACGCAATTAAACTTGCCTTACAAGATGCAATTGGTAAACTTAATGAACCAGAAATCCAAGAAGGATTAAACTTATTGCTTAATCCAGTAGTTGAATCTCTTGTAGTTCTTGTAGATCAAAAAGATGGAAATAAAGAACAGCTTGGAGTTATTTGGAAAAACTTTCTTAACGATCCTGCTTTATTAGCTTATGGTATTCAACATCTTGAATGGTTGATTAAAAAAATCATTAAGGATGATAATGCTGTAAAATGGATCATGAAACTCATTAACGCTTTTACATCTAAATAATGATAGCAACTCTTAATAGTGATTGTACAAGTTTAACTCTAACATCAGAGTTTTTAACTCCAGTTGCTGGAAAGACGTACGTAAGCCTCGTGTTAAAGAGTAGGTTAAACTGCTCTTTAACCGAGACTTCTGTTGATGTTTCTAGTTTAATTGGATCAATTAGTAATAAGCAGATTGTAATTCCTGCTACTACATATTACACAGACTTTACTAAAACTAAATACTGTGATGGAATCTATTATTTTGAATTACAAATAACTTATGATTTAACGGTAACTGGTGTAACTACTAGATACTTAGTAAAAGATGGAGCTTGTAAATTAATAGATTGTGACCTTAAATGTAAGGTTCAAGAATATTATCTTAAGTGTAAAGACCGCAAAGCATATTATCAGTATTACGCATTACAACAAGGTAACGATTGTGACTCTTGCTATTGTACTGAAATGTGTTCATTATATTCTGAATTAAAAACTCTTCTTAATGACAATAGTATCTCTACTCAAGACCTCGGATGTGGCTGCACTTAAGTGTATCTATTTCCAACTTGCAAAATCTATAAAAGAAATTAGTTGGTACGGTTTAGATTGTAAGTCAGAAAACTACATCAATGATTTAGAATTAGCGTTTATTTATTTAGAAGCTATTAATTCTGGATGCGAACTACCACACACATTTGAGTGTGAAATAAAAACCTTTGTTGCTACCAAATCCTCATATTGTGTGTTTTCTGATGACAGATGTCAATCAAAATATACTGTTGAGTTAGCACCAGACTTATTTATCATTACAGAAAATGATAATTTCTTAATTACTGAAAATTCAAACTTTATAACTACTTAATGGCAAACGTAAAAATTTCAGCATTACCAAGTGCAACTACATCAAATGATACTGATACATTAGTAGTTGTACAAAGTGGAGTAACTAAAAAAACAACTCCGTTAATATTACTTCAAAATACACAAGCAGAACTTGTTGCAGTCAATGGTTTAATTGATGATATTCTTGCAACACCTGCCACACCTTCTTTATATACTGCTTCTGGTACATTGCTCAATAGTGGTGTTGCTAAAGCAAGAAATTTTAAATTTATTACGGATACAGATGGAACATATAATCCATTAGGAAATAATCATGATATGAGATTCAACTCATATTTTAATGACACAGGAGGATTTTCTACGCAAGTAGGTGCATTTGGAATGAAAGCTAATGCTACTGCAAGTAATAAATTGGCTGTTTTTAATATGTACGGTACAAGTACTCCATCAATAGAAATGATTGCTGTAGATACTGTTGAAAGTCATACACGTAAAATTCGTTTAAATTCTGATGGAATATATTTGTCTACAGAATTTGCATCCGGATCATTTCTAATGTCTTTTACTAGTAGCGGTGTTACTATGACAGATAGTAGACCTACTGTATTTGGTTTAGAATATGTTTCAAACTATTCTGTTGCTCTTGCCAATAACGATAGATCTATTACTGATACGGGCACAGTAAAATTACTTAGACAAGATTCTAACACTTGGACTACTGGAACAAGACCTACAGCCGTAGCTGGAAGACATGGGTTTAACACAACCACTTCAAAATTTGAAGGATATAATGGAACAGATTGGGTAGATCTAGGATAAATTTATTATTTACTCGGATACATAGATTTTATGTATCTTTGACGAAAATAAATAAATATGACAAAAGATTTAACAAAATTTCTCCAAGAAAAGGAGAGTCCTGGTAACTGGCTTACCATTGCAAAAATGTACCATTTGGATGGTACAAATAAGCAAAAATCTGATTATGTAAGAAGATTGTGGAAATCTTTACATAAACCAATGTTTACAAAAAAAGAGAGTGATGGTGTAGTAACAACTACAGTAAGTCCACCTTTTACAACTTACACAAAAGTTCAACCTAATAACTCAGTTGATGATCTCATCAATAAAGTAGATGAGTATCTAAACAGATTAAAACAAATTGATTTGTTAGAAACAACTTCTGAAAATGAAGATGTGTTATCTAAAAATAACAAAAATAACGTTTTGGTTATTGGTGATATTCACGAACCTTTTTGCAAAGAAGGTTATCTTGAATTTTGTGTTGAACAGCAGAAAAGATTTAATTGTGGCACAATTGTATTTATTGGAGACTTAATTGATAATCATGCACAAAGTTTTCATCATACAGACGCAGATGGTTTAAGTGCTAAACAAGAATTGGAATTAGCTACTACAAAATTAGAGAAGTGGTATAAGGCTTTTCCTGATGCAATAGTTACTTTAGGTAACCATGATAGAATAGTTGCTCGTAAATTATTTTCTGTTGGTGTAAGTCAGCGTTGGTTAAAACCTTTAGGTGATGTTCTTAATACTCCCAATTGGAAATATGTTGAGCAATACATTCATAATGGCATTTTATATATTCATGGTGAATCTGGCACAGCTTTAAAAAAAGCACAATCAGAAATGATGTCAGTCTGCCAGGGTCACCTACATACCGAAGGTTATGTTCAATTTTTAAACGGTGGTAAGAATTTTGCAATGCAAGTAGGTTGCGGTATAGATTTTGAAAGCTATGCTTTTGCTTATGCACAAAGAGGTAAAAAGCCAATATTAGCTTGTGGAGTGGTATTAGATCAATCACCAATATTAATCCCATTTATCCAATGATAAAAGAATTACAAGAAAGCTTTAGAGATATTCTTTATTTAGATTCTAAACATCAATACTTTTACAAGAATCAAGAACTAAAATCTGTTACTAAATTTCTTAGTGAGCTTAAGCCTAAATTTAATTCTTCTTATTGGTCAATATATAAAGCGTATCAGTTTTCAGGATTTAAAGTCAAATCAATTTGGAATGATTATACAAAATTTATTCTGTTTTTAGATCCCGAGTCTGCTCATGGTGAGTTCGTATATCTAGAAAATGATCATTCACATCTGAAAGTAACACCTGAGGATGTATTAATTCAATGGTCATTAGATTCAGTAATAGGAACTACAAGAGGTACATACATTCACGATTATCTAGATAGACTTGAGGCAAGAGTAATTGATGATCCTAAAATTGAAATTCCTCAAGGATTAAGTTTAGGTCAATCTATTAACTATGTCAATAGTCTTAGTTTAGCTAGAAATTTATGCAAAGAATATCTTGAATATGTAAATACAAACTTGGTGTTAATAGTTTCTGAGTTTGTTATAGGAGATCCTAAATTAGGATTAGCTGGAAGGTTCGACAGACTTTATTTTAACAAGCTAACAAATGCTTATGAAATATGGGATTTCAAAACTGACAAGCAAATTAGATATAAATCTAGTTTTGGTAAATTAGATATTTTCAATCTTCCAGATTGTGAGTTTGAAAAATATTCTCTTCAGACATCTTTATATAAGAAAATTATTGAAGATGCATTAGGTGTTCAATTGGGTGAATCCAAAGTTGTATGGTTTAATTTAAAAGATAATAAATTTGAAATTATTCCTACAGCAAATTATGTTAAACTTATAACTACATCGTTAGATGAAAACAATAGGTACTCATATTAGTGCTATTAGAGCATTAATAAAGTCTTACTCAAGAAACCAGGAAGGTTATACGGACGAAGGTCTGTATAACCTTTTTTCTATTTCTAGAGCTGAGATTCTTAAGAACGAGTTAAAGAAATTTAATGCTTTAGCTGAAGATAACTGGTTTCAATTATGTATGAAGCTAGAGATTAGTAAATCACACAATTGCGATTGTGTTCCTGATAAATTAGAATGTAAGGTACTTAAATCAAAGTACAAAATACCCACAGCTTTAGTAGGTAGACAAAAATCAAAAATAAAAATTAGATTAATTTCTGGTAAAGTGATCAATCTAATTTCTGAAGATGATTGGTTTAGAAGAAAAGATCGAGCGACAAATGACTATTTTGGTAGTATTGTAAATCAATATCTTGTAATTTGGAATGCTCCACTTAGTTTAAAAGTAGCATTAGTATCTGGTATTTGGTCTGAAGTATTAGATTTAGCAACTATTCCAAATTGTTCAGTAGATGGTAATTCTCAAGTAGGTCAGTGTTTTGATCCATTAACTTCTATGTATCCTCTTCAAGAAGAATACCTAGCAGCTGCTTATAAGATGACACTTAATTTATTATTTACATCTTTACAAATTCCTCAAGACTTAACAAACGATTCTAATGAATCTATCAAGAACTAAAAGAAGAACTCTAGTTGATATTTACGGTTACTATAAATACAAAAAAAATATTCAACATCCTTTAGGAACTACGCCATATCCTTTTGTAAAAAACTCTGAAGTTACAGATCATAAATTTTCTGCAGATTTTAGAGAATGGAAAATGATAGTTCAGTTGTATCTTGAAAAATTAAAAGTTTATCTTGAAGAAGGAAACAGTATTCAACTAGGATCTAAATCTGGAGATTTACATTTAATTAAATTTAAAGCTACACACTTTATAGATTTTAAAAAATCTAGAGAACAGGGTAAAGTAGTAAGGTTTGCTAAAAACAATATTGATAATTATTTTATTGGTACTTCTTGGTCTAAAAAAAGAGTTAGATTTAAACTTCAATACTTTTGGAGAATAGAATTAAATCATACTTGGTTAAGAAGAATTTATTTAGACTGTGAAAAAGACTATACTAAAATATATAAAATACGAGATTCAAAATGAAAAATTTTGTTAAAATAAATACTCTTTTGAGTAGAATACCCAAGGTTCTTTTTGAAGAATCTCCAGAAGCAGATTTTGTAGATTGGATGATTGATGGTTTACGATTGTTACCAAATACAATTCAATATGAAGAACGTTTAGGATTTTTTGAATTTGCTGAAGGAAAATTGCAATTACCAAAAGAAGTTAAGAATATAAATTCTGTAGCTTGGCAATATAAAGAACCTACACTAGATGCAATTAGCGAATTGTATTTAACTAACGAATCTGATCCAACTGATATAAAATGTATTAAGCCTATAACGTATGGTATATGGTTAAATTCAGTATTATATCGTGATAATTATATTCAGCTAAAATATGTAGGATCTCATTCATCACTTGTAGCCAGCGATTCAGTATGTAGAAAATCTACTTGTAGAGAAGAGTTTATAGTAACTCCATCTAAAACAATGCACTTGACTATAGATAACGGATATTTATGTATCAACTATGACGCTCCTGTTTGTGATGAAGATAATGAATTACTAATTCCAGATGTAGGAATATTGCATGAATACTTAATTGCATACGCAATTTATAAACATTGGGAAAATAGACAGTTTACTAAAGAAGAACAAGCGGGTAATTTCTACCAACAATATTTGCAAAAACAAGCATTATTGTTTAGGCAAGCTAAAGGAGATCATATTCTTAGAAATTTTAATTACCATACAGCTTTAGAGATTATTGGTGGAGATTATAAAAGATTAATTAAATTACCAGAACAATTATTCTATGTTAGATAAACAATATCCTACAGTTCATTCTGGTGGAATAAATAAGGATAGATACTTTCAAGATAAAAATGATGTTACATTTGCATTAAACGCAATACGAACTAATCACGAAGGTGGAAGAATTGAATATCAGTCAGAACCTGGAAATGAAATTTCTGTTGGGTTACCATCTGGGTATTTAATTGCAGGATCTATTTATGGTCAGGATGAGGAAATTTATGTATTTTCAACCAACTCTATAAATTCAGAAATAGGTATATTTAAAAACGATAAATACACAACCTTAGTCAATTCTGATTGTTTAGGTTTTAACTTAGAACATCCTATTACTGGAGAGTATAGAGTCAGAAATGGTTGCGAAAGAACTATATATTGGTGCGATCATTTTAATTCGGATTATTGGTATAATATTGATGATCCAGAAAGTTTTAAAACCGGTGGGCAGTTTGATTGTAATAAGTTTAAACATGTTCCTGTTTTATTACCTATCAAAACTGACTTGGTTAGTGTAAATGATTCTGGTGGAATATTACCACTTGGATCATATTATTTTCAACCAGAATATTTAGATGAAAATCAAAACCTAATATATTCAGGGGACATTACTCCTCAAGTAATTATTTATGACGAAAGTCAAAATATTGATTATTTTAAAATTGATGGTGGATTAAACATAGAACAATATGATCCAGCAATTGGTGGTGTACCTTTAACTAATAAATCTATCACACTACGTTTTTATAACTTGAATACAAGTATTCGTTATTTAAAAGTAAATGTATTTAGAGCTATTAATGGATCCCAAGTAATTGATGGCCACTCTGTTGCAACTTTAATTGAAGTTTCTTCAGAATCTATTGATTGGACCTATCAAGGCTATAATGTATCAGCTGGTGATAGTCCAATAGATGCCTCTGAAAAATTAGTTAATAACATTACATACGAATCTGCATATGTTTCAGAACAAGTTCAGGGAAGATATTTAAGAGCAAATCTTAAGCAGTCTGTTAGAGACTATTCAACTTATCAATCTTTTGTAAGTAAAATAACTTGTAAATGGGTTGCTAAAACAATTGAAATGAATAATGTGAAATACTTAGGTAATCCTAAAAATCCTCAAACTTATTGGACAAGTAGGGGATTTCAGGGAGATGAAGTATATCTTCCAGGTATTCAGTTTTTGCATGATTCTGGACAATGGTCACCTGTATTTCCAACAGTAGGTAGATCTGCTAATTCTACAGATTTAGAAATATTAACTGTAGTTCCTAACAATGCTACTCTAGGCCCATTAGATGTTTGGTTATCAGACGTAGAACATTTGGGATTAGACATTAATGCACAAGTTCCAAGATGGAAAGTATTTAATACTGCTACAATAACTAGTAGTCAAACTGCAGTACTTCCAAAAACTTATGAGGGTGAGTTTTCATATTATGAATCTGATGAAACTTATCCTGATGTTAGAGATTGTGATAATAATCTTTTATGGGGTGAAGATGCAGATAGTAATCCAATTACCACTAGTACTAAAGTTAGGTTGGTTAAGTTTCCAGATAGAAGATTGGTAAATCATGTTGATGGAGATTGGGCATTACCTTTTGGTATTAAGTTCGATAATATTACATATCCTGATTCATCTGTTATTGGACACAGATTTGTGTTTGCAGATAGAACAGAGTTTGATAAAACTGTTGTTGATTCAGGTTGGGCAGTAACTCCATTTTCAAGAACTGGTACTGATCAAATAATTTTAGGAAGAGGTCAAACTGGCGGCCCTGATGATAATTATAAACATTTTAATTATTCTCCGAGTAACCCTCAGTCCAAACACATAAGATTTAATTCTGCTAAAACACTTTTTGATAAATCTGTATCTAACATTAGTTACTACAAAACAAATAGGGTTAACAAATTTGAATCTGGAACTGCAGGTACAAATGCACCATTTGATTACGCAAGAGTTGAGTTAGATAATGGATTTAGATTATATTCTATTATTAGTCGTTTATTCTGGACGGATGATGCATTACCAACTAGGACCAATCATACAGAACAACAAACTGTTTTGGTCGAACCTGGAAGTACAGTAGCTGCTCAGGGATTATTACCAACGATTATATGTCAAGACACATATACTGGAGATTCAGTTTCATATGTTAATTATGGATTAGAAGATACTACTCCACTATTAGGAGCTCAGGTTTTTGATTGGGTTAGAAATGGTACTAGAACGGAATTCAAGTTTCATAACTTCTACGCATATAAAAAGACTTTAGCTCAACCATATACAAACTTTTTAACTAGAATTTATAAAACTATAAATCATAATTATGTTAGTTCAACTAACACTAATGATAATGAGTTTTATGGTGGAGATACTTTAATTTCTCCAGCCACAACATTTAGATTAAGCCCTCTTGAATTAAATGATGAAAATGATAGTTATGCATACACAATGATGTATAGACATCATTATGAAGAACACGATATTAATAGTGCACTTAGACATCTTGGAGTAGCAAATACTTCTAAATATTTCCAACTAAATGATCAAGATTCTTATAACTTTGACAGGTTAACATTTTTAGATGATTCAGGAAATAGACAAAGAGTTGATTATGAAAATGTGATTCCAGAATACTATGCTTATAATCCAGACTTTACTTTAAAGTCTTATGAAAAAGCAAAAGTATCTTTACCTATACAATATAATTATTGTTCGGGATGCTCAGGATCATATCCAAATAGAATTGCATTTAGTCCTAAGTCATTTGATGAAGAAGCTTTTGATTTATACAGAATTAATAAGGTAAATGATTATATAGATATTCCTGCACATAGAGGTGCAATTACTGGACTTAAGTATCAGAACAATCAATTGTTAGTTCATACAGAAGATACTACTTTTATTTTACAACCTAATCCTCAACAGATTAGTACTGATCAAAATACAGCTTATTTAACTACTGGTGACTTTTTAAGTATACCTCCACAAGAGTTGTTACAAACTGACACTGGAACAGGTGGATTACAAAGTAAGCAAAGTATGTGTAATACTCCATTTGGACATTGCTGGGTAGATCAGAAAAGAGGTGAAATATTTAATTGGAATGGTAAAATAGATATGCTGTCTAATGATGGTTTATTACAATGGTGTAAAGAACATTTACCTTCTGAGTTAAATAAAGAATATTACAGAGTGTATAATGAAAACTTTCCAATTAATTCTACTTTAACCTTAAATGGTATAGGTGTAATTTTATATTATGATCCAAGATTTAAAAGGTTGTTAATAACTAAAAGAGATTATTTACCATTAGATTTAAGAACTAGTTTAGTTCCTGGAGATAGTAATGCAACAATCTACAATGGTACAAACTGGCAATCACAACCTGAAAGCATTATTAATGTTTTTCCAACAGATTCTCAATATTTTGAAAATAAGAGTTGGACATTAAGTTATAGCTTTTTAGATCAGGGTTGGACATCTTGGCATTCATATATACCTTGGTATGGTTTTTCTGATAGTAATAATTTTTATACTACTATATTGAACAATAACATTTGGAAACATTTGTCAAAAACAAAGTACCAAAATTATTATACCGCAAAATATAATTTTATTGTCGAATGGATGAATTCAGATCCTGTTACTAATACTGTATCTAATTTACATTATGTAGGTTATTCTCAAATTTGGGATGCTGTTAATAAGCAATTTAAAACTGTAGATACAACGTTTGATAAAATCATGGTTTATAATTTTGAACAATCTTCTGGACTACAAAATTTGATTTTAGATACTCAACACGGTACTAATCCTTATGGCAATAATAGTTTATTAGGTAATTCTAAATATGTAATCAAAACAGATCAGAATTATAAAATTGCTGGATTATACGATATGGCTACAAACTATCCTGTTGTAACTAAAGATTGGGAACTAAAAAAACTATTTCCAGGATATATAGATATTGTTTCAAATGATCCAAATATTAATTTTAATAAAAATCAATATGATTGGGGAAATATTTGGGACAAGTTTGTTTTTGTGCGGTTGTTTTATAAACCTACTGCAGATCATAGAAAATCAATAATTTTACAAGTACTAAATAATCATCAATCTGTAAGATGAGTAGAAATAAAAAACTAGAAAATGCGCTATTGCAAACTGGTGTATCACTTATTCCTGGGGTCGGACAATATCTGGCCCCATTAGTAGGTGCATTAAATCAACCAGATACTCCAGTAGCAAAAAAAGCTGCTGAACAAAAATTATCTACTAATCCATATGGTAAAGTTGATACATTAATAACTCCAGATCAAGTACCAACTGCACAACCAAATCCATTTGTTAGTAATCCAATGGCAGAGCCTAATCTACCACTAGCTGAACCAAATATGTTTGTAGATAATACTCAAAAGCCAATGCAAATTGATCCACTTCCTACTTTTGATAATATTACATTTCAAGATGGAGGTAATAATCAGTTAGCAACTGATTCTACACAAATTGTTCCTAATCAAGAATTAACGTTAGGTAAGAACTTAATGGATGTACCAGCGAATATTTCTTTTGACGGTAAACAAGCTGTTAACACAAATGTTGATAGAGGATTAGATAGTAATACTGCAAACGGTATTGCCCTAGGTCTAAAAGGTATTGCTTTAGGTGGTAGTATTGTAGACGCTCTAAAACCTGCGGTAAACGAAAAACTTATATTACCTAATTATGGAAAATCTGATGCAGACTTACGAGCTGCAAATATTGATTTTACACAACAGCGTCAAGATGCAGTAGGAATCAGTAATATTGGAGCAAGTGCAAACAGGTCTATGAGTAATAATGCATCTACTTATATGGGTAGAGAACAATCTAGGCTTGCACAACTTCAAGATGCTATAGGAAGAATTGGAGAATCTGAAAACTTAGCTAAGTCTAATCTTTATTTACAGAAAGGTCAAATTGAAAACAATCGGGCTTTAGACACTGCTAATCGCAAGTTCCAAAATGATCAGAATAATCAGCAAAATGACGCTATGGGTAGATATGCCGATAGAATCTTGAGTTCAGACTTAGCAAGTATTGGAACTGCATTCAACAATTATGGCTCTACTCAACAGATTAATGAGAATAATAAGAGTCTTAATAAATTCCAAACTAGTCAACAGATCCAAATTTTAAACACGAAGTACCCGAATTTTAAGATAGACAGTAAAGTGATGGAACTAATAGAATCTGGCGCTAGTATTGATGACATAGTTAAAATGAAACAATGATGAATTCTGGTATATATCAAATTAGAAATACTATTAATAACAAGGTTTATATAGGATCTACTGTCAATTTTGAAAATCGGTGGAGTGATCACAAACACACTCTTAAAAAAGGTAAACATGGAAATCCACATTTACAGTATTCTTATAATAAACATGGTATTGATTGCTTCACTTTTTCTATCTTAGAATGCTGCCCACCTTTTAAAGAAATACTTTTATCAACTGAACAAAAATATTTAGATCAACTAAAGCCTGAATATAACATATGTAAGATTGCTGGAAGTCGACAAGGAATTAAACATTCTGAGGAAGTAAGACAAAAAATAAGTAATCTTGGTAGAGGGAGAATTTGTTCAGAAGAAACCAGAAAAACGCTATCACAAAAACTAACAGGAAAGATTGTTAGTTTAGTAACTAGGCAGAAATTATCTAACTCCAGAATTGGAAAAAAACTTTCTGAAGAAACTAAGACTCTTATCGCGAAAAAAAATAAAGGGAGGATATTATCAGAAGAAAGTAGAAAAAAGATTTCGGATAAAAGTTTAGGTAGAACTTTTACCAAAGAGACAAGAAATAAAATTTCCTTAGCTAAAACTGGAAATTTTTATTCAGAAGAACAGAAATTAAAATCTTTTGGAAAATTACGTAAACCTGTATTACAAATTTGTCCAATAACGTTAAAGGTCATTAAGGAATTTACTTCTGTTAAAGAAGCTGCTATAATAACAAATATTGCAAGAGCTTCTATTACTTATGTTTTAACTAACAAAAGGAAAACAGCAGGTAAATATATTTGGAAATTAAAAAATAATATACTATGCCCATTGGAAAATATGACAGGTTTGTAAACAAAGACTGGTCTTGGAGTACCCCAATCGAAAAGCTTCCAGAACTAGATGTTGCTGGATTTAATGAAGTATTAAGTCAGAATCAACAACAATTTGATCAAGTAGGATTGTTAAGCGAGCGTCGTCCACAAGTACTAAATAATGAAGCTGACCTACAACTATATCAAAGTTATCAACAAGATGTTGATAAAGGTTTAAACGAAGTAACTCAAGCTTATACTCAAGGTCCTAGTAAAGGTCAACTAGCTTATAAGAATTATCTAAATCAAATTAGAAAGGATTGGTCACCTGGTGGTAGAGCTGATGTTCTTAATCAGAGATATGCAGGTTATCAAACAGCACTTAAAGAAACTGATGATTTTTATAAAGATGATTCTTCACCAGTTAACAAAGCTTTTGCTAAACAGAATCTTCAAGATCAGTTAAAAGCTCCAATTAACTTTGATCCTACAACAGGTAAGTATAATTCAATTTCTAAACCAGAATTGTATAAAAATCCCGAACTCAGAAAAGTGATTTTAGATACAGTAGCTAAAATTAATGAATCAGGTACCTCTTATTTTACTGGACCAGATGCTGCTCATTATATTCATAAATATGAAACTTCAGGTAAACCTGCAGATCAACTTCAAACTGTTACTGAATATTTAATGCAACAACCTGAATTTGCAAATCAATTAAGAATTGAACAATGGTATCAAGATAGAGATGGTTTATCAGGAAAAAGAAAAGATGACTATGTAAAAGACCTTACTGCTAAAAATTTAGCATTAGAAGAGCAAGCTAAAAAAGCTAGTAAAGGAGAGGGTACTAAAGACTTTCAGCAACTATTAATATCTCAAGGTTATAACATTGATCCTGATGGTGATTATGGTGAAAATACTAAAAAAGCAGCTGATGATTTTTTAGAAAAACAAAGACGAATTGTTGAAAAAGATACAAATGATCCTGATTTGGAAAGCAAGGTTTCTAGAAATAAACTTACTGGTTCTTATATAGGTTATGCCAGAGGACTTGCTAATGAGAAAAAGAATGAAGAGTTGATCCATGACAAGAATTATGAGATTGCTGTTAAAGCAAAATCTGATAGAGAGAGAACTGCAGCTATGTTACAACTAAATGATAGATTAGCTCCAGTAGTTGAACCTAATGTTACTGCAACTACAAGTGCAGCAACTAATCTAGCTACTAACTTTGAAATGCTAGATGCTTCCAAAACTAGTAAAGCATCTCTTGAAAATTCTTTAGATGGTCAATATACAAAAGATCCAAACAGTGTATTCTATGGTGCTCCAATGTCTGCTGTAATGGAAGCTCAAAGATTGTTTGATGAAACACCGCTTGCATTAAATGGTCAAAATCTTTCAGAGGAACAAAGATTTACAATCTTCAGTCAAAAGCTGGCGGCTAACACAGATTATAAACACACTCCGGCTGAAGCTACTAAAATTTATAAAGCTATTGCCGGTAACTCAAACCTTAAAGAAAGTATAAATGAGCTGGGTAAAATAGAACAAAGTATTGAAAGAATTAATGAGAATACTGTACAACTGACAGGTCAGTATTTAACTACGTTTGAAGGTAAACAAAATGTAGCTCGGTTACGAAGAACCGCTCCACCCGAATTAAAAAAATTATCTGATTCAGAACTTGTCCATATGGCATTAAATGATCCTTCTAAATTTAAAATTGTAACAAAATTTGTCAATAGTGCTGGAGGAGGATATGAATCCCAAAATGGTTATTCTCCAAAAGACTTTAAAGTTAGAATGAGTTCAGATATAAAAACCAATAAAGCAGGAATAGACTATAAAACAAATAATAGTTACGCCATCCATACTGATAATAAAGATGATTTTTTATATCCTACATTATCACGTGTTACAGATGCTTTAAATTCTCAAGATCAACTTAATTTTTCTTCAGAGGGTAAATCAGGATTGGTGTATAGAAATAAAGATGGTGAAACTTTTACACCTGCAGATAAACCTGTATTCACTAATACGTTTGTAGATATTGGTGCTGACGGAGTTCCAGTTATTAAGGCTATTGGTCATGTAGGAAAAGGTGGAGATAAAGCCTTTGTTGCTACAACAATGGATTTACATGCAACTAATCCTGTAACTAATGATATAAGATTAGGATTAGAAAAGAATTTAGCTCAGGCTGTAGCAACTGGAAATTTTCAATTGGTAGAACCATTAGCTAGAAATTTAACTCAGTTTAATCCTGAATATTTAGGAACGTTAAAACAGTTAAAAGAGACTCCTTTAAGAAACTTAAAGTCTCAAGATGTTAAAATGGTAAGACAAGATGGTCAAGTATCAACTACTGCAAAAGAAGGTTTTAAATCAAGAGCGTTAAGTACAGAAACTGTAGCAGGTAAAACATATACAGTTAATGTTGGTCAAGATCTAACTGGTAGAAAAGTTTATTTTCAAACAACTCCTGAAGTGGATCCATCTGGGAATGTAACAGGTAAGCAAGTTATTGCACCACTACAAGATGGTTCCCAGTTTACAACAGATCCTGGTGTAATTCATACGTCAAATACAATAAGACAAGTGATAGCCAAAACTCCAGTTGAAAGAAAGATTACTAAGGTGCCACAAGGTACTGTTCAAGCAATAACAAATTTCGGAGATGAGTAAATTCAGAATTGATTCAAAAGATAGTACGTTAAATCCCTACCAGACAGAAGATCAACTTTCTGGTAGGGATAAAATGGTTGTGCAACCAAGAGATCCTTATCTCAAAGTCTCTAATCCATTTTATGAAAACTTATCAACCTTAGAAGTAGACCCAACTCAATCGTTATATGGTAACTCAAGTTATGCAGAACAGGTTATTAATGAAGGTAAAGCATATAGACAAGGTACATTAGAATTAGCTGCTAAAGGTTTAGGTAATGTTGTTAAAACAATAGGTTTAGAAATTGGTAAAACTCCTGGATATATTGGAGGTTTAGTTGGAGCAATAGGTAATGAAGTTATAGGTGATGGTAAGCAATCTATGAACTTAATAGTAGACAATGCTTGGATAAATGCTTTTGAATCTTTAGACGAATCTGCTAAAGAGATGATGCCAGTATACTTATCTCAACAAGTTCAAGAAGGTAATTTGTTAGATAAAATGGGATCTGGAGCTTGGTGGGCAACTACTGGTGCAGATGGTTTAGGTTTTATGTTATCTATGTTTGCACCTGGAGCAGCTGCTAAAGCACTTAAGGTTGGATCCGGTATTGCTAGAGTTGGTGAAGGTTTAGGAAACTTAGCTCCTAAGTTAGGTAAGTGGGCAACTGGTAAAGGATTGCTAGAATCTGTCGGAGAAGGTTTTGCTTATACACAAAAGTTTGCTAGAAACGCTGATGGTTATGCAGCTACTGTACTTAATACTGCAATTGAATCTTCAGCTGAAGCTGCTAATACTTTTGATAATCTTAAATCTAAATTTGTTAATCAAGGTTTGTCAGAAGAAGAAGCTTCCTTGAAAGCTGGTGAAGGTGCTGCAGCTGTATTTAAAGGTAATATGGCTCTATTGGCAGTATCTAATTATTTAGATGAATTGTGGATTTGGAAAACAATTGGTTCTGCTGGTGAAAAAGAAGCTGCTAAATCTATATTAAGTAGAGTAATGAAAGACGGTATTGTTGATGTAGACGCATTAAAAAGAATACCGAAAGAGTTAGGTAGAGCTTCAGTACTTAAAAAAGTAGCAGGTAATTTTGGCAAAAACATTTTAAAAGAAGGTGCATATGAAGAAGGTTCACAAACCACTTTACAACAAAATGTTGAAGAGGGAACAGAAGGTTTCATTAAAGACATGGCTAATATTGCTACATCTTATTTTGATGACTTTGCTAATAATAGTGAGTTGCATGAATCCATATTTCTTGGTGGACTTTTGGGAGGTGGTGCTTCTATAATTGGAACTGTTCAAGAAAATAGAGCATTACGTGGATCTTTAATGGGATCTAAAGGTAGATCTGCAGATAACTTCTGGGTTAAATATGGTATTTTACCTCAAACCAATCCACAAAAAGGTTTATTAAACCTGGTCAATGAAAATCATATTAAACAGTTTAGATCTTATAAAGATTTCTTAGATGTAGAAGCAGATGGTAGTTTTAAATTAAACGAGCAAAAATTAGCAGATGCTAACTTGGAACAAGTTGATAACTTACGAACTAATGCTCTTTATGATGTAGCTGTTGCTACAGGTGATAAATTAGGTCAAGAGATTTATGGTCAATTTTTAGCCTCCAACTATGCACAAACATTCTTAGGTCAAGAAGGTGGTCAAGAGATATTTAATGAACATGCTCAAAATCAAGTTTTACCTGCATGGCAGAAAAGATTTGAAGATAGTTTTGGTAGACCTGCAACTAGTAAAGAATCTCAAGATTATTTAACCAGTTTTAAAAATTCTTCAGAAAGAGTATTTAAAGCTCATAATACTGCACAATCAACAAACTACCCAGAAAGATATTATAAAGAGAACAGCCCTGATTATGAAGATTTTAGAAGAGAGTATTTTCACAAGAAGTTTGAAACATTAGTTACTTTAGATTCTGTTAATGAAAGAAGATCTCAAATTAATAGAGATTTAGCTGAAGCTCAAGTTACCACACTAGACTTAGAAGATGTTAAGCAAATTAAAGATCCTGTTAAAAGGCAATTAGCTGAACAAATTAAAGATGAGCTTGAACAGATTGATAAGTATGAAGAAATGTTGCAAGATCATTATCCTAAATTCTTTACTAAAGTTGGAGTTAAGGAAATGTATGAGAGTTTTAAAGCTCGTAAAGAATTATTTAGTAAAGTATCTGAGGAAGCTTTAAAAGAAAATGAAGAATTAAAACTTGAAATAGATGCTATTCCAAGTAGGAATGAAACTGAATTAGCTAGACTTCAAACGTTAGATAATGGATTAAACTCTATGTTTAAGGGTGTTGATGGTAAAAGATATTCTTTACAAGATCTTCAAAACTCTAAAGAAGATATTACTAACTTAGGTCTACAATTAGATGATGTTTCTAAAGAAGAGTTTGAGAATTTTACTAATACTGGTACAGCAAGTCAGGCAGTTCTTAAAAGAATTGCAAAAAGGCTTTTAAATAAAGAACAACTATCTGACAAAGAAAAAGCTATTGCAGCTGCTAATAGTGACCAGCTAAAAGCTATCTTTGAAGATGAAGCTACTAAAGTTAAAGAACAACTTGCTGGTCAAGAACCTCAATCTAAATCAGATGAATCAGAAGATGTAAACTCTGATGAAGCTGTAGATTCTGTTTATAAAAAGAAAGGTGTTAATTTATATCCATCAACAGGTAGAAATTTAGAAGATGAGTTGGTTGAAGTTGGGGAAAAACCCTTTGAAGTATTAGCTGAAAAGATGACCAGTAAATCAAGTCAGAAATTATGGTTTGATACTCTGGACAATGAAGTTAAAAATAATCCAACAGCTTACACTGTACAAGTTGTAAGATTGGATAATAAAACTAATCCAGAATTACATCAGCAGTTATTAAGAGATTCCAATCCTGCTGATAGAAATGATTCTGATCTATATACTGTTCTTTATAAAGATGGCAAACCTGTTGTTAAAGAAGGTAATTATGTATTTACAGGACTTTGGAGACCGTCTGCACTATATCCTGTTAAAGATGGTAGACCTACTAAATTTATATTAGCCGAATCTGCTATTTTAAATAATTTCTTGTTGCATGTAAAAATGCCTAAGTTAGATATTAAAAAGGTATCTAAATCTCAACAAGATCTTCTTAAAACATTTGGGGTTACAGACTTCACTGAAGAAGGTATTATGACAGCAGCTTTCTTTCATGCTAAAGAAGAATATACTAAGTGGTATCAAAGCTTACAAAATAATCCTGGACAATTGCAAGTTGCAGGTATTACTAAAGGTCATTCAGTTAAAACTTATAATAAAGGCAAAACTATTAAATGGAATGATATGCGCGATAGTATTCCAGGTTTAACGTTAGTTGATGATAAGTTAGTAGGAGGTAAGTTTGAAATGTCTGTAACAGGTGTTATCAAAGTTGATAATGAAGAGTTCTCAATTCCAGTTGGTGATGTAGTTTTAGTAGATGCTGAAAACAATGTACATCCAACTAGAGCTAGAAATATTCAGGAGTTTGAAGCTCGGACAATTTTGTATTTATTATCTTTGAGATCTAATCCAGGTCCTACTGAAGCTATTAAAGTAAAACCGCCTAAACCAGCTATCTTTGGTAATCTTCAACTTAAAGAAGTTCCTGTATTTTTTAATGAGAAAAACCCTAGGGCTACTTTAATTGAATCTATGATTTCATTTGGTTCTAAGAAAGGTAAAGCAGGTGCTAAAGGTGAAATTTATTTTAATAAAGATTCTATAGCAACTAATCCGTTGTTAGTATGGACTGATTTTGATGGTAATACACAAAATATGGAAGTCTCTATAATTAAAGAAGCTGTAGATTCTAATGATTTTAGTAAAGTTCAAAGCTTATTAGATTTTCTATCTAAAAAAAGATTTAATGTGAACGAACAATTACTTAGTGCTGGACAGAATATGTTTTCTAGACCTCAACTAGAATATACCCGAGATACTGATGGTAAAATTCAACCAGAGTTACAATGGACTCAAGATGAAAGTTATAACGAAGTACTTCTTGGAGATGTATTATCTACAACGACTTCTAGTTTAGAAGGTTATCCTAATAGAGTTCAAAGAAATTTGTTCTTTAACAAACAACCTATTCAGGAGGAAGTAGTAGAGTTTTCAGATTTAGTTTGGGAAGAAGCTGCAGTTGAAGAACCTGTGGTAGAAACACCTAAACCAAATAGACGTAGAGCTAAAGCTTCTTTAGATGAATTTAGAGAAGATGCTGATGAACAGACCGAAAGATCTAAAGCCGTAGAAACTGTTGATAAAGTTATTGAAGCAGAAGTTACCCTAGAGGAAATTGTTCAAATTGCTACTGAAGAAAATATTTCTCCGTCAGAAGTAAAGGAAAAAGTAAAGGAAGAAGTAGTTAGACAGATGAACAGTTCTGTACAACCAAAAACTCTTTTACAGAAAGTTGCCGCAAGAATTAAAAAGATATTGTTAAGTATATTTTTAGTTGGTTCAATGCTTCATATTTCTAGTTTTACTTTTGCCCCTAGCAGTGCTAATTTAGCATATGATAATCTAAAAGTAGGGAATTTACAATCCTTCGATAATGTTTATTTAGACCAAGATGCTATAAACAAAAAAGATAATATTAATATTATTACAACCTCTCAAAAAAATAATGAGGATTCCTATATAATTGTTGACAAGAAGATTGGTATGGTTCATATATTTAAGGGAGAAAATCTAATTAGTTCTGCTGAAGTTGGTGTTGGAGAAAATGTTAGTGATGATCAAACAGTTATAAAGTCTTTATTTTTTAATTCTCGCGGTAAAGAAGTTTCAGCAAATGAAGCTATTATGGTTAGTAACGGTAATAGTTTCCTAAAAGATGGTTATTCTTCCAGAATAAATTGGGATGATGGGAATAAATCAACAGGTGCTGGTATTTATACCATTGCCAGAAAAGGTGATTATCATGGGTCAACAGGTTATTTTTTAAAAAACGAACGTGGTATTTCAGTACCAATGGCATTACATAAAGTAACTAACGCTACTAGGGCAAGAAAAATATCTGATGGAAATCCTAATAACAATAGAGTTTCAAATGGATGTGTCAATTTTAATTTGGCTGATATAGAATCCTTATCTAACAAAGGAGTAAAAGAAGGAACAAAGATTTTTGTTTTACCCGATAATCCTAATAATAAGTATTCAATCATTGATGGTAAACTTAGATTTATCTCTAACCAATCAACCGTTAATAAAACAGTAGTTCCATATGAAGCCTTACCGATTACTTTAAAAGCCAGCAGTATAAACAGTGACGGTAAGGAATATCTTCAGGCTTTATCTAATAACAAAAGACAGTTAATGAAATTATATCCATCGGTTTCAAATGATATTTATAATCAAATCACTAAAATTGCTTACGGTATTTTTGGACAAGAGAGTTCATATGGTACATTTGGAGGAGTAAGAGGTAAATATGGTTTTGTAAAAGACGAAGTGGCTACTGCATTAACTGATAAAGATGTATCGGTAGGAGTAACTCAAATTAGATTTAGTTCAGTAAATAGTAAAACTAGAAACGCTTTCAATATTACCTCCGCTACAGACTTAAAAAATAGTGTTGTTAAATCAGCTATTGCAACAATGTCATTACTATTAGATATGTATGAATCTCAAATTCCTGGAAATTTAAAATCAGATTTTAAAGAATTACTTCCATTAGGTTATTCTAATAGAACTGAGTTTTCTAAAGGAATAAAAGGGGATAATACAGTTTATAATAATAAATATGTGACCAATGTTATTTCTAATGGAAGTAATGTTTCAGTATATTTAGGTAGTAGTGAAATTCCACAAGTTACTAAATCAGAGTTAGCTCGCATTAAGGAATCTGGTACAGCGGATAAAATTCTTACTACAAATGACTTACTTAAGTCTAAGATCCAATCAGGAGAAATAATTCAGAAATGTAAATAAAATTTATGGCAACAAATTGCTCGTATAATTACCAAGGTAAGACATATTCAACAGACAGAATCTTGCGAAAATTGGTAGAAGAATTACCGTCAAGAAGTCAGCAGCAAAGTGTTGACTTTTTGATGGAATATTTAGGTATGACAATAGATGAAATTACTATTGTAAGTGGATTGATCGACAATAAAGCTTTAGGTAGATTTAGAAAAGATGGATCAATCCTATTATCTGATCTAGCTAATGTAGATGTTGCTTATCATGAAGCTTTCCACAGAGTGTGGAGATTGTATTTATCTAATGAAGAAAGGTTGTCAGCTATTAAGGAGATTAAAGCTCGTAAGAATTTTCAATCTATATTAGATTCATACAGAACTGTATATCCTAAATTGTCGGAGAATGAATTAATAGAAGAAGTATTAGCTGATGAATTTGCAGATTATACTTTGAATAAAAACTTTAAAGTTGAAGTTCCACTTAAAAGTCTATTTACTAGATTGATGAATTTTATCAAGAAGTTGCTTGGGATTAAATCTCAAGATATTCAAATGATCTACGATAAGATTTTAGCTAAAACTTATAAAGGTTCTGCTAGATCTGCTCAACAGTATCTAAAAGATGCTGATAAAATCTTGATTGAAGGATATGATTTTTCTGTAGAAGAAAAGAATGAGTTAATTCAATCTTTAACTCAACAGTTTGTTAAAGCAATGTTGGAAGTTAATGGAGATGTAGATTTATTCTTAACCAATCCAAAAACTAAAATTAAAAGTTTGATTGCTGATTATGTAGTTCCTACTATTGGTAATGATCTTTTAGATATTAGTGAAGATAAAAATGGAGTGTTGGTAGATGCATTTTATGCAGATGTAGATAAATTTACTGATCCAACTGGGACCTTCGATTCATCTGTTTTTATTAACGGAATGGTTAAGAATCTTAAGTTGATCGGTTTAAATATTAAAGATGATTCTGCTGAAGATACAACTGGTGGTGCTTTGGAGAGTTCCGAAAAAGAAACTAGAGAATTTGCACCATCAGTAGAGTTTGACCCTAAATCTAAAATAGGTAAGAAGATTAAACTGTTGTTATCAAGTTTAGTTGATACAAATCAAACTACAACTTTAGGTTTAGCTAAACCAGTAAGCTGGAGTAAAGCATTTAATCAGATAGCTCTGAAAATGGCAGGTATTCCAACATCTGATTTTATGTTAGAGTTAAGAGCTTTAAACTTAAGTTATGTTAATGAGCTAGCAGACTTCTTAGATAAAGATTCCATCTTTAAAAACAAGTTTATATCAACTATGGCCATGACCGAAAACAAGTTTATGATTATGCAACATAAAGATGGAGATATATTCTTTTATGATGCAAACTCCGGAACTCGTGAGAATAAAATCATTAATGATTGGAAAAACGGTTTGATTAGAAAATCTTCAGATTGGGTAGAATGGTTAGATATAGTAAAAGATTGGATACCTAAACTATCTAAAGTTTCAGATGATGAAATTATAGATCATTTAGGTTTTGCTGTTAATCCTCAAATTCAAGGTTTACGAACTGATTTACAAACTATTGTAACTAAATTAGCTGCGTATAAAGGAGAGAAACCTGACAGTAAAAAGATCTTTGATCAATTAAACATTGAAGGTTTTGTAAAAGCTTTATCTAAAAAACAAGCTAAATTTGAAGATCAGCAAGATTTGATGGTCAACTTAAATGGTAAAAAAGTTTATACGTTAGGGCTAAACACTCAACAATCTACTGTTATAAATGCAGTTAGATATGCACAAAGTAAGTTTACTCCAGAGATGACTATACCAGAGAAGATTGAAATACTTAAGCAGTATGCTCAATTCCAGGTATCTGAATTTAACTTAACTAAACTATCTAATGGAGAATACCTAATTCAAAACAAATGGTTGGAGAAAATCTTAAATGGAGAACAGTTAGATTTAATTATTCCAGCTCAAATTAAGACTGAAGATAATCAAACTGAAGAGTTAGCTAATCTGAATGAACCAGATCTAATGTCATTGCACATTAACGGTGCTTTAAATGGAGTAACTATGAGTATGAAACATGCTGATAGATCCACATTCTTCGCATATAGTTTTGGTAAACCAATTTATGGTGCAGATGTAACTGATACAGTTGAAAATACTTTAGATATTTTAGTTGAAAATATTAAAGAGCAAATTGAACTAGAAGCTAAGTTTGTAAGGACTTTAGGTAATCAAAGTTTACCAGTTCAATATATTGGTAAAATGAAGATTGGTGGTTTTGCTGAAACTGTTGGTATGAGTCAAGCAGACTTTAACAAGTTAGTTGATGGAGAACAGTTAGAAAATACCATTGAAATCTACAAGTTTGTAAGAGCTAGATTTAATGAGTTTCAAGCTGATGCTAAAGAATGGGGTTTATTGGATGAGTACTCTACACCTATATATAAAGATGGCAAAAGAAAAGGTGAACTTAAAAGAATTAAAGGTATTAACAACTCTTTACTTACTCAATATGGTTCTTTAGAATTAACGTTAGCTGCAGCATTTGTAAATGAAGCATCTAATCATATTTTTGAAAATCGTTTCTTTTCTGGAGATGTAAAAGCATTTAAGAACGGAACTGATTTGTTTAAACGTTTAGCTCCCCAGAGTTCAACAGGTAATCTATCTGTTAATTCTTTGGAAGCTAATTTAGATATTAGAAACAGATTAAATCAAGTATTTGAGGTGGTTGATCCAAGATCAGGTGCTAAAGCTGAAGTTAATCCAGCTATTAAAATAGGTCTTAATAAGGATAAATATTTTAGGGCTGTAACTGGTGCAGAGAGATCTGATTATAAATCTCATTTATTACAGCCGGCTACAACTCCTTCAGGTAAACCTATTGTATCTAAATTAACTGGTAAGCAAGAATCTAAATTATTTATGTTGTTTGAACATGGGTATATTAATGATTTTCCTAACCAGACAATAGAACAATTACAAAAAACATATGAACCTAAATTTAGGTTGTATGAAGAAAAATATTCTGAACTAAATGAGAATGATGGTATTAGTTATATGACTTTACCAGCATTTAAAAAGTTTATGTTGAAGCAAGGTAATTGGACTGATGGAATGGAATTGGCTTATCAGATTGAGATGAAAATTGCTAGTTTGAAATCTGAAGCAGACATTGCTCAAATGGAAATAACTCATAAAGGAGTTACTTTCAAACCGTTTGAAATTAGACCAAATAAAGAAACTAAATCTAATGGTTGGTCAGATAGAATTGTAGATGGTAAGAGAATTAAACTAGATGCTGTTCATACTTTAAAAACTCAATTTGGCGGTTATTCAACTCCAGAAGAGTATTATGACAATCAATCTGGTGAGTTAGCCTACCTATTCAATTCTGTATTTAAAACTTCACAACACTTATTATTACCTTCTGCTATTTTAGGTTCTAACTTACAACTAATGAATTTTAGTTTGTTGACCAATGGTGTAGATATATATCATATGGGATCAGCTAATAAAGTTGGTGGAGTAGATCCTCAATTAGCGGCTAAAAATATACAATCAAATAATGACGATATTCGCAATTCTCGTAAGTTTATTACTGATATTTCGGAAAGAGGTTTGGACTTCTACAGTAAAGACGGATTCTTCAACCATGAAGCACTAACTGAAAATTTAGATATTTTATCATACTTGTCAGAATGGGATTTTTTAAAAGACCAAGTTTCAATTGGCAATAAAGTTAAAAATGAAATTAAAGGTTCTACACAATCTTTAAAAATTTTATTGTCCAATTTAATTGTTAATGGAGAAGAAAGATTTGTAGGTGCCCAAGAATTAGTTGAATCTTATAAAGAAATTGTTAGAGAGATAGTAGAAAACAATCATGATGGATTGCTTGCAAGAATTGGTTTTAATATTGATACTAACGAATTTAATTCTTTGGATCAATTAAAGAAAGCAATTTTAGGATC